GTTGTTTTGCAATGGATCCGTTCATCCCGGCGACCACTTTATTTTTACTGACGCTTGGCATCCGGGCATTATAAACTTAAAGTACATGAGTGAGCTGTTAGGTATTCCAGTAACGACACATGGCTTATGGCATGCTGGTAGTTATGATCCTCAAGACTTTCTAGGTCGACTAGTTGGCAATAAGCCATGGGTCAGACATGCTGAGAAGAGTTATTTCTGGGCATTTGATCATAACTACTTTGCTACAGAGTTTCATGTTAAGTTATTCATAGACGAATTACTTATGGATGGCTGTAAAGCAGAAAATCCGTGGTACTATGAAGACTTTGAAGAACGTTACGACAGTGGCAAAATGGTAAAAACAGGTTGGCCCATGGAGTATATGGAAGATACATTGATCATGTATAAGAATATGCCCAAGCGTGACCTTATTCTGTTTCCGCATCGCATCGCACCTGAGAAGCAAGTTGAGATTTTTCGAGACTTGGCTACACACTTACCGCAGTATGAATTTGTAGTGTGTCAGGATCAACAGCTAACAAAAAATGAATATCATAACTTGTTAGGCGAAGCGAAGATGGTGTTTAGTGCCAACTTGCAAGAAACACTGGGCATCAGTTGCTATGAAGGTGCGGTAGTTGATGCTATTCCCATGGTTCCGGATCGTTTAAGTTATACTGAGATGTATTATGATACGTTCAAGTATCCAAGTGTATGGACTAACGATTATGATACATATACCGTATATCGTCCAGATTTATGTCGTAGAATAATGGAACATATGGATAACTACCCCACTAGAATTCCACAGATTCGCAAACAGACACATGATTTAACTGAAAACTTTTTCTCAGCTCACGCATTGTTAGAAAGAATTAAATGATACTTAAACTATTAGAACGCCTCGGTCGTAAACGTATTATTATGGATCGTGTAGATAACGAGCCTTATTTAGAACGTTACTACTTGTTTCTTAAAGAACGCAAGACTTTTCCGTTTAATATTTTTTTACATAAGTTTTTAAAAGGTGATCCGGACGATGTTCACGATCACCCGTGGCCATATGCCACGTTGATCTTAAAGGGTGGCTATTACGAATGGATTCCACAGTTTAATTCTGCTGGTCAGAAGACTGGAGAAATTCGATATTGGCGGGGGCCTGGGCATTTCCGTGTTTGTAAACCAACAAGTTATCACCGTATTGAATTGGCAGAAGGTGTAACTGCGTGGACCTTGTTTATGCCCGGACCACAAACGAGAGAATGGGGATTCCTCGTTAAAAATAAATGGATACATAATGACTCATACTTATACAGTAGGAAACAGCACAATAACTAGTGGCAGTACTATAACGTTAAACAATATAAGCGGTACTGGTTATACTATCGGCGGTGCTGGCCAAATTTATACTACCACAGGAGCTGGTACAGCTAATTGGGTCACTCCTTCTAATCCGTATGATGCTGTAATGAAGATCAATCAAACCAATCCGGCTACTATAGAAGTTAAAGGTAATATGGTTATCAACGGTGTTGATTTAGAAGAACGGTTGAAAACAATCGAAACAGTCTTGCAAATTCCAGAACGTGATGTTAAACTAGAGACTAAGCATCCAAAGCTAAAGAAGCTGTATGATGAATACATTCAAGCATTGGGTAAGTATCGTACATTTGAAGCAATAAAAGGAGAAGACGATGGAACTACATGAATCAGTTAGAAACAGCTATAAAGAAATGACTATCAAGGAACAAGAAGGGTTTCGTCTTGTTCTGAAGAAGCATGAAGTACTAAGTCCTAAAGGATTAGTTAGTGTTAATCTCGAACAACAAAATCTAAAAGATGGTGAAGTAGTAGATAGTTCTACATACAACTATTTTATGACTAAAGAAGAATTACAAGCACTTGCAACTGGACTAACATCATGACCTCAGCATTAATTAAACTTGTTTTAGGTATTATATTAATTTTTATAGCAGTTGCGCTAGGGCCACTTGTTGGAATTTGGAGTTTAAATACACTATTTCCAGTTCTTCATATTCCATATACCCTAGAAACATGGGCGGCATTTTTCTTGCTGTTCGGTAGTGTAAGTGGTTTAAGATTTGGATCTAAAAAACTATGACGTTGACTATCCAAGAGCTTAAAGAAAAAATTGAAATGGTTGAAAAAGATATAACTCATTTAAGTTTAGAAGGTGGCGATTTACGCAAACAGAATATCTTAAATGAATATAAAGAATATCTAGAAGACGAATTAAAGTTTTTACAAAATGAGCAACGAATTAGAAACAGCACTAAGTAACGGTACTGCTCCGTGGACAGAAATCGAATACCGAACAAAAGACTTTTGGGTATTTAAAGATGGATATCCGGTGACAGATGGTCATTTGTTATTTGTACCTACTAGTTTACAAGGTCCTTCACTGTGGGAATGTTACAAGGCTGCTTATAAGTTTGGATTTGACGGTATAGAAACTGGAAGATGGGATGCATTTAATGTTGGACAAAATGTCGGTAAGGCTGCTGGCCAAACTGTAATGTATCCTCATGTACATTTGATTCCTCGCCGTAAGGGAGACATGATAGATCCCCGCGGCGGAGTTAGGCACGTTATCCCAGAAAAAGGAAATTATCACAAGTGAGTCACATAGTTGTAATGCCTTGGGAAAATGGTCAGACTGAAACTTATTGGAATGAAAGTTGTGCAGATGTCCTAGAAATATTTGGATTGCCTGGAGGCAGGTATACTACACAGGTTAATCCAGATCTAATGATTTTTAATTTTACATCAAAAAAAGATGCAGAACTATGTCGCATACTACTAAGCGAAAAAATATTATAAGAAGGTTGACACGACCTAAATAATCATGTACAATAGTACAAATAATAGACATCCACGTCATTAACTCGGAGAATAAATTGGTATATAACAAAGTATATGTAAGTAACGATGAAGAAGAAACTGGTCTGGACGCAATGGCAGGCCACGGTGGTTATTCAGAAGGCTACCTAGGTGGCGTGATTCGTGCTAAAATGAAACGTGATGGTAGACGTTTCTGGGCCGGTGACAACATCAGTGAATACATATCAGATGTCGTAAAAGATCAACTCATCGACGAAGCCACTAAGGCATTCGAAGGTGTACTGGACGCATTACTAATTGATCGTGAAACTGATCCCAACAGCAAAGGTACAGCACGTAGATTGGCTAAGATGTATTTCAACGAAATAATGGCAGGTAGATATGAATCAGCACCAGACGCAACAGCATTTCCAAATGATTCGGCAGACCGTTACGAAGGTATGTTGGTGGTACGTAGCGAGTTGCGCTCTATGTGCAGTCATCATCATCAGCCCGTTAGTGGTGTCGCTTACATTGGCATCATCGCCGCACAAAAACTTATTGGTCTTAGCAAGTATACTCGTATTGCTCAGTGGTGTGCTCGTCGCGGGACTCTCCAAGAAGAACTGTGTATAGACATTGCCAACAAAATCATGGCAGCAACTGAGTCAAAAGATGTAGGTGTTTATTTAAGAATGACTCACGGGTGTTGTGAGAACAGGGGCATAATGGCTCACGATAGTTCGACAACTACTACAGTACTTAAAGGAGCATTTAACAGTGATGCTGGTACAAAGAAAGAGTTTTTTGATACATTGAGTCTTCAGGAATCTAATAAACGGTAAGTGATTTGTTATCTAAAAACATTGACTTATTCCTATGTACTGTGTTAAACTTAAATATATTTATCAAAATGGATGTTGTGACAAATGAAATCAAAATTAAATGAATTGAGATTGGATGCTGGTATTGCCCGTATCGAAAACCAACAATGGTTATGTGTGCTGGACAAAGAAACTGGCATGATGATTGACCCCATGATTGGGTTAGAAAAGTTCGCCCTATTGATTATTCGAGAATGTGCTCGGATAGCAATAGAAAAGCAGACTAAAAATGATGTGCTTAATATTGTAAGCGAGAATCCTGCAAAGGATTTTGCCTATGCGTTGGTTGAACATTTCGGAGTTGAAGAATGATTAAACTAACAGTATTAAAAGGTGCATTTAAAGAGGACATGGGTACAAAGAAAGAATTCTTTGATAATATTAAAATGCAACAGGAGTATGCTTCAAAATGACCACTGCAAAAGAACTAACCGAAAATTTAATTAATCGTGCAAAAAATCTACAAGAATTTGTAGTACGTAGAGAATTTGATGATATCCCGTTTAATGGAGTAGTTAAATTCAATGTGCAACATACTATGGGAGAACTTGCTAGAATCTTTGTTCCTGCGCTAACTCAAGAAGAAGCAGAAGAAATGGTTGATGAATGGTTTGAGGAGATGGACGATGACTTCTGAATTACCGGCAGAAGGAATTCTAAAACATAATAGTTGGGGAGACTCAAAAGTCTACCGAGTTACTTGTAGCTGTGGTGCATCGGATCACGATCATCATGTATGGGTAGAAGCTGATGATCACGAAGTTAGTGTAACTATCTACTCTACAACTAGAACTAATTTTTGGTCAAAAACACGATGGTATCATATTTGGACATTGTTGACCAAAGGTTACATTGACACTGAAACTAGTTTAATAATGAATAAACAGGTTGCTCTTAACTATGCATCTGTGTTACAATCAGCAATCGAAGATGTAGAACAATTTAGGAAAAAGAATGAGTAAATTAAAAATAGCAGAATTATTTTATAGTGTGCAAGGTGAAGGACGTTACATGGGGGTACCGTCTGTTTTCTTACGTGTGTTTGGCTGTAACTTTAAATGTGCAGGTTTTGGCATGCCACGTGGCGAATTAAGTGAAGAAGCTAATAATATCAATCCCCTTGAATTTAAAGATTACAAAGAATTACCACTGGTTAGTACAGGCTGTGATAGTTATGCTAGTTGGGATCCTCGCTTTAAAGAACTTAGCGCAATGCTTTCTTCAGACGCAATTGCCGATGGTATTATGGATATGTTACCACACGAGGAATGGCGAGATGAACATCTTGTTATCACAGGTGGTGAACCTTTGTTGGGTTGGCAACGTGCATATCCAGACTTGTTGGATCATCCTAGTATGGGTAGATTAAAAGAAATTACATTTGAAACAAACGGTACTCAAAAGTTAGATGACAAGTTTAAAGAATATTTGCATACATGGACTTATCACCATGGTCAAGACTTTCATAGAGAGATTACATTTAGTGTGAGTGCTAAACTACCTGGCTCAGGTGAATCATGGTCAGATGCTATTTGTCCTGATGTGGTATGCGAGTATGAGGAATATGGTTACACCTATTTGAAATTGGTGGTAGCCACAGAACAGGATCTAGCAGATGCAGAACAAGCAGTTTTGGAATATCGTGCCGCTGGATTTAAAGGTCATGTTTACCTAATGCCGGTTGGTGGTGTAGAGCGTGTTTATATATTAAATGCTAAAAATGTAGCACTTGCGGCTATGAAGCGCGGATGGAGATATTCAGACAGGCTACAAGTTCCATTATTTAAAAACGAATGGGGAACCTAATGTTTCAATTTAGAAAAGAAGGTGAGTTACTAGGCAACGGATTTAATTTTTACAGACTAACCGATCCTAGTAGTTTTGGGTTTATATTACGGTACGGTCCAAAAATTCCTCTTGTTGGATTAGGTTCAAAAACATTTTGGTTTAGATATAGTAAAGTTACCAAGAAATGGTTCATAGGAAAACAACAATGATTAGAAAATTATTTGAGAGACTAACTGGTATTAATAAAGTACGAGATCAGGCTAGAGTAGAAGCTGAAGCGGCTGTAAAAATTGCCGAAGAGGCAACTGTATTAGCAAAACAAGCATTAGATGCAGTGGCAGTTGCACAGAAAGCCGAAGCCGAAGCTAAACTTACACCAAAAGATCGAGCCACTGCTCGAGGTGAACCTTGGGTTAGTGTACTAGATACTCATGTCAATAAAGATAATGTTCGAAATGGCTTTTTTGAGCTTGACTGGAACGCTGAGTTTGTGTTACAATTGAAACAAGCTGGATATGGTTTTGATGGTGACCCTGACGAAGAAATTGTTGATCGTTGGTTTAGGGATTTGGCTGCAAACATGCTAGCAGAGGCAGGACAAGATCCTCAAAGATCTAGTGCTGGATTTATCAATGTTAGTAAATTAGGCGGCGGAAAAGCCGTAGTTGAATGACACATATTATTGTAGATACCGCTAACACATTCTTTCGTGCTAGACATGTAGTGCAAGGCAGTGCTGACATTAAGTTGGGCATGGCCTTTCATATTACTTTTAACAGTATCAAGAAGGCATGGCAAGACTTTGGCGGCAGTCATGTAGTATTCTGTCTTGAAGGTCGTAGCTGGCGTAAAGATCATTATAAACCCTATAAGGCTAATCGTGCCGAAACTCGTGCGGCTATGACTCAACGAGAACAAGAAGAAGACAAATTGTTTTGGGAAGCCTTTGACGAGTTTAAAAAGTTTATTAGTGAAAAGACTAATGCTACCGTAATGCAACATCCTAATCTAGAAGCTGATGATTTGATTGCAGGTTGGATACAAGCACATCCGCAAGAAAAACATGTTATTATTTCGACAGATGGCGACTTTGCGCAGTTAGTAAGTCCTACAGTTAGTCAATATAACGGTGTAGGCGACTTACATATTACACACGAAGGTATCTTTGATGCAAAAGGTAAACCCGTTAAAGACAAAAAGACAGGCGAACCAAAGCCAGCACAAGATCCAGAATGGATGTTATTCGAAAAATGTATGCGTGGTGATACCAGTGATAATGTCTTCTCGGCGTATCCAGGTGTGCGTACTAAAGGTTCTAAAAACAAAGTTGGTCTTACTGAAGCGTTCG